GGCGTCAGATTTGATCCAGCGATGGCCCTTAAAGAAGATTATGATCTAGCGATACATGAACTTCTTTACACCGGTGGGGTGTTAAGGGCTAATAAGTATCTGTGCAATTTTCCGCATCGTGAAAACAAAGGCGGTGCAAATACTTATCGTAACAGCAAGACCGAAAAAGCGGCGACTGATAAGTTGCTGGCAAAGTGGGGACACTTTTTAAAGATGAATCCTAAAAGACCGGGTCAGGTGTTGTTGAATTACAAACTGATTCGTGAAGCAAGACAACAATTGATGAGTCATGGCAAAAACAAAAAAGCCAGTTAAACTTCAGGCCTCTGTCGGTAGAGGTGGAGGAACAGGAATTGGAAGATTCCGCAAGATAGAAACTCCAGAGCAGTTGTGGCAATACTTTGTTGAATATCGCCAGTGGTGCTTAGATAATCCATTTAAGAAACATGTTGGCTATAAAGGCAAAGGTGGTAAGATCAAAGTGTATGTTGAATTACAACGGCCACTTATCTTTAGAGGATTTGAAGGTTATCTTGCGATGCGTGAGATAGTTGCAGACCTATCTAATTATGAAAAGCGTGACGACGCCTATCACCCCATCATTAAGCAGATCAGAAAAGAATGTTCATTAGAGACTATTGGTGGCGCGATGACTGGAACATATAATTCTAATCTTGCCGCACGCTTAGAAGGGCTGGTTGATAAGTCTGAGATGGATGTTAAAGCAGACCGCAAAGACGTTGGAAAATTGTTCCCATTTAAACCCAAATAGTCATGTTAGAATTTCTAATCTTATTCACATTTGTTGCTGCTACATATTTAGCAGTTGCCGGCGTACGCGATTATATTAAGACTCAGCGATGGATTGACGAGCGTAAGAAGAAGGGTATGTGGTTGGCTGATAAACACGACAGGTATGAACAGCGTGATTGAAGCACAGCAGGAATTTGAGGAGTGTCAGTTACGTAATAGGTTACAAGTGTTGCGCGATCTAAAATCCTCTGTTAAAAAATATCGCCTGCCGGAATCGCTCCTGACGTGTGCAGGTGTAGTTGAAAAAGGTCCGGAAGTAATTGTAAAAGGAAGACGCACATGGAAGTTATAAACAAGGAACAGTTTCAAAGAAAGGATTTTGTAACTGATGAACAGGTAAAACAAATACAAGCAAAGGCTGACAAGATGATTGGGGAAATACTCAAGATGAAAAAAAAGCAGCCACTTACGCTAAAGCTGGTAATTAAAAAGATCGGTTGGTCATTGATCTCAACAGCTATGTTGGCCTTGCTTGTTGTATTTACCGGCATGACAGTTCGGTGGTTGGTGTGGTTGTTTATGCTTGGGTATAAATTGATCAATTGGTAAGCCTTGCAATGGCGTCTGAAGATTATGTAATCAATCCCAACCTGCAACACCTATACGACAACTACGATCGTAAGGTAGGCGCATTACTTGAAGGCAGTTCACGCTCGGCTAAAACATGGTCGAGCGTGGACTTTATAATTTATATATGCAGCGTGTTAGAAACAGACTGCACAATTAATATAATAAAGGAAACTTATAATTCATTTAAGACTACACTGTATGACGACTTCAATCGTCGCTTGCCTATGTACGGCATATCTAGTCCATTCGCGGACAGGCAAGAAGTTAAGCAATTTAAATTATTTGGTAATAAGATTAATTTGTTAGGTGCGGAAAACGAATCCGTATTCTCTGGTAACTCATGCGACTATGCTTACTTCAACGAGATGTTGGATATAAGCAAGAATGTGTTTGATGATACTGAACAGCGGTGCCGTAAGTTTTGGTGGGGCGATTACAATCCTAAGTTTACGGATCACTGGGTGTATGACAAAGTAGCATTGCGTAAGAATGTATCGTTTATTAAAACAACTTTCTTGGACAACCCATATTTGTCGGTTAATGAACGGAACAAAATACTATCGTACGAACCAACACACCCAGCTGACCGTGAATTGCCAGTTGAACAACGCAGGCCACATCCAACTAATATAGCTGAAGGCACAGCGGACGATTATAGATGGAACGTGTTTGGCCTGGGATTGCGCAGCGCCCCTGAAGGGTTGATATTTCAACATGTTAAATACGTTAAGGAATTTCCAACTAAAATTAATCGCGTTTATTGGGGGAGTGATATCGGATTTACGAACAGTCCGACCACTATCGTAAAGGTTGGTGTAGATGGCAAAGACATTTATTTGCAATGCAAGTTCCACAATCCAACACCGCGGCCGGAAGATTATATTGCGGCCATTGAAAGTATAGTTGGTAGAAGCGATTACTGTGTGAGTGACAGTGCGGATGGTAAGCAAAAGGCGTCTGAAACAAGTCAAGGGGCGTTAGGATATATCGCTGAGTGTAGACGCGCAGGGTTGAAAGTGTACGCTGCGAATAAATTCAAAGGGTCTATTATTTATGGTTTGTCGTTAATGAAAGGCTATCGCATACATATTGTGGATGATGGTACCGCAGAGGCTAGGCATTTCCGTGCTGAGCAAGGTGCGTACAGGTGGCGCGAGATTAATGGCATACGGTTAGATGAGCCACTGGATGCGTTTAATCACATTTGGGATGCTGCACGCTATGCCGTGTTATTTAACCTGATGAAGAAAAAGTGATTCGTATAGATAAGCCGATCTATTGTCACTGCACATTGTATTGATCCATTCAGCATTGCAAGCGCGCTTATTGTTGGCGCAAATTGTACGAATCATTCTACAATTTAAGCGGATCTATTAAGATATCTAATTCTACGAACGGATCAAACAAAATAGGTAAGAATATAGATGGACTTATTTGTATGAACGGATCAACCAAAATAGTACGATCTATTATTCAAGTTATTTGTACGAACAGATCAAGCAAATTAGAGCGGTCTATTGTTGTTGGTAATTGTACGAATGTGTTCAATAAATTAGATCGTTCTACTGTTCAAGTTATTTGTACGATTGTCATTAACAAAATAGATCGCGTTATAAATCAAACTAATTCTACGAACACATTCAACAAATTAGATCGGCTTACAACTGCGCTTACTTGTACGAATACCTTCGGCAAATTAGATCGTGTTATAGATCAAGTTATTTCTACGGCTAGCGTCAAACAAAATAGATATATCTATAGTAGCTGCAAATTTGTATGACGATATCGTACAATTAGCACGTGTTATAACGTGGCTTACGTGTACGAATTGTTCGTAAAAATAGGGCTTGCGCATAGATATTATCCTATGTATATTGTGGACAATACGCTTAAAAAACGTGACCAGTGAGGCTAAAAACCGACATATCTACACAAACCCCATTAAAACCCGGCACAACCCGCACAACCCTACGCTTTGCATGGCTGCCGATATTTATATCCGGTTGCTGGATCTGGTTAGAACGTTATGAAGTGTTAGAAGGCTACATGCGTTTTCAATATCCAGTCACAGTAAACGACAAGCAGTTAATCGCAACAGTTGATAATTGGATATTGCTCTCTAAGCGCATACGTACATGAACGAATGGGATAACCTTACCAGCATAGAATATCTTATTGAAAAAGGCGGCATGGACGTCGAGTTTCTTCACCAGAAGTTATCAAGACTTATAGGTGAAGATTTTTTCATGAATCTGCGCCATGAGCAAGACTTCTTAAGAGCCTATCGTGAATGTTCGCCATTGAAAGCGATGGTTGGTAAACGTGCAAAGGCAACTAATACCGGCGAGATTGAGATCATGAATGCCAACAACAATAAGAAGGCCGTTGGCACCGAAGTGAAGAAAGCGTTAGCAGTGTTGGATAATCCTAATGTGTTGCAAACTCAGCGACAATTTTTTGCACAGCAGAATATCTATATTGACATCTTTGGTTATTGCCCGGTGTTACGCATGCGACCTGAAGGCATGAATAGCGAAATAAGTGCGATATGGAATTTGCCGCCCTGGCTGTTTGATATACGATACACAAACATGTGGTTGAATCAAACACAGTTGTCAGGCATATTTAAGAATTTCATATTCAATTGGATGGGGCAACGCATTGAGATTGACATCAACAATGTGGTGTTTATACTTGACGATGGTATTGGTACTGACAAAGACATCAACTTGATCATTCCTGATTCGCGTCTGATCGGACTGGAACATGAAGTCAGCAATATTATAGCTGCATATAAAAGTCGTAACACACTGATTACGCGACGTGGTGCGATGGGCGTGCTTGGTAGTGCGGCGAAAGATGTTGCTGGACCTATCGCAATGGATGAAACGCAGAAGCAGCAACTGCAAAAAGAATTTTCAAAGTATGGTTTAACGGGGCAGCCTTATCAAGTTATTATAAGTGATGCTGCTGTTAATTGGACTCAGATCGGCTACCCAACAAAAGATCTACTACTGTTTGAAGAAATTGATGATGACATTAATCGCCTATGTGATGCCGTTGGTTGGCCGCGTGAACTAATGTCACAAACACAGAACACTACATTTGATAACAAGAAGCAGGCTATGAAGTCCGCTTATCGCGATATAATAATACCTGAATCAGACAGTAGGATGGAACAGTTTACGCGCGTGTTGTTCCCGGATCCTAACAGTCAGTATTATGTAACGCGTTGTTTTGATGACATTGAAGTATTACAGGAAGATAAGAAAACATTGGCTGACGCGCGTAAAGCGTTGGACGATGCATTAAGCATAGAATATAAAGCCGGGCTTATCACTAAGAATATGTGGTTGGAACGCCTCGGTGAAGAAACTGTAACTGAAGACGGGTTTGACGATTACTACGACGAACCCGCACCAACAACTAACAACACAGACAATACACAACAAGTAGACGAAAATGGCAACCCGATACAAACATCCCAAGGTGCAGGAAGCACGCAAGAAGGCCAAGCCGATTAATTATCTTAGCGATAGTTATGTAGATGGCAATGGTGTTGCGCACCTTATCAACTACAAACTTGCCGTCAAAGCTGATGGCAGTGGCCGCACGATACAAGGCTATCTTGCCGTATTTGGCAATAAAGATTTGCAAGGTGAAACACTTGTGCGTGGCTGCTTTGCTAAATCAATACAAGAGCGCGGACCTAATAGCAATAGCAAGTATAAGATCCTTATGTTGTGGCAACACGACTTCTGCGATCCTATTGGCCAGTTCACAGTTTTAAGAGAAGATAATTACGGTCTGTATTTTGAAGCAGAACTTGACCCCGTGCCAAACGGTGATCGTGCATTGTTGCAGATAAAATCCGGCACACTTAACCAGTTCAGTATTGGTTACGACTACGTGTGGGACAAAGTAGAGTATGACGAAACGAACGACAGCCTTGTGTTGTTGGAAGTTGTACTTTACGAGGGCAGTGTGGTTACGCTCGGAGCAAACATGGAAACCTATGCTATCAAGGCCGGGCAGGATTTGGTAGCTGCAAAAGAAGACTTAGATTTTGAAACGGAAGAGTTTCTTAAAACAATTCCGTATTCTAAGCGCCTGGAATTAAAACAACTTTTAACAAAGCATATACAACTGGCAACACTAGAGCCGAAGAAGAAAAAACTCAAGAAGGCCAAAGAAGATTCTAATCACTCTAGCCGGAATCCAGAAACTGTAGATGGATTGTTGGAGTTTGGTGGATTTAAACTCAACTTAAACGAAATGTAAAAATGAGACAGAAATTATTAAGATCAAAGTGGTACAAGATAAACGGGTTTAAGTTGCCTGAAGCATGGCAGTTGACTAAACTCGTTGATAATGCAGCCGGTATTGATACAGGAGTGTTAATGCGTTTTGCGCTGGTTGCCCTTGTGGTTTTCCTTGCTGCAACGTTTAACAGCTTTACTTTGTTGGTACTTGCCGGTGTTGTAGCGGTATTTCCTTCCCTACGTGCAAGACACGGAGCTGGGGCGTTTGTAGGTGCACAACCTAAAAAGTTGCAATTTAACACTAAAGGTTTGACGGGCGATAACCTTAAGATGTTTGAATTGCTTAATGAAAAGATTGAAGACCTGCCGGAAATTATTAGCAAGGAAAATGTTGTTGCTGAAATTAAGAGTATGTTTAAAGACTTCTTTAATGATAAAGGTGAAAACACTTTAAACATGAAGAAGCTGCAAGAACTGCTCGGTGACGATGATAAAGGTATTATTAACATCCTTAAGAAACAGGGCGAAGCTATTGCAGCACTTAAAGAAAAAGCAGGCAAGCCAGAAAAGATGAACGTGAAACAATTACTTGATGATTCCATGGAGGAACTTCAAAAAATTGTACGCGCTAAATCAGGCTTTGTAAAACTGAATGTTAAAACTGCTGCTAACATGACTCTTAGCAACACAATCACAGGCGATAATTTGTTGCCTGATGATTTGATTGAGTCATTCAGCATTGGTGCTTTTGTGCCTAAGCGTTACCCAACTGAATACATCTGGAATATTGTTAGTCGTACAACACTTGCCGAGATTACTGAATTTAAAACTTGGTTGGAAGAAGGTAGCGAACAGGGCGCGTTTGCAGTTGTGTCAGAAGGTGCAACCAAACCGCTTGTTTCTTATTCGCTTGTACGCAACTACGCTTCTTATAAAAAGGTTGCTGCTAAATATGTAGTGACTGAAGAGTTTGCTAAGTTCCGTCAAGAAGCTTATTCAATTATTCAACGGCTTATTAATCTTAAGATTCAACGTGATTACGCTGCATTACTTACAACCGATTTAATTGCAGCCGCTGCACCATATGTATCTTCTGCTCTTGACGGCCAATATGCTGCTCCAACAGATTTCCATGCTATTGCCGCTGTAGCTGCACAGATTGAGTCTTTGAACTTTCAACCTAACTTGCTTATCATGAATCCACAGGATAAGTGGAGAATAGGTATGGAGCAAGATACACAGGGCCGTTTCTATTTGACTATTCCATTCCAAGGCCCTAACGGACAAACAACTTTCTTAGGCTTCCAGGTTATTACAAGTAACCGTGTTGCTGTTGGCAACTTTATTCTTGGTGAAGCTGGCTTGTTTGAAGTTGAAGATGAGCCATTGACAATTCGCTTAGGGTACGGTATTGATGTTACTACCAGCGGTGGAAATGTTACTGCCGTAACTAGTGACTTTGACAACAACCGCTTCCGTGTTATTGTTGAAACGTTCTTCCGTGACTTTATTGCCACCAACAACCAAGGTTCGTTTGTGTATGCTAGTTTCGCAACTGTGAAAGCTGCTGTAACTGCATGAGCGCGCGAAAAATTTTTAATAGAGTAAAAAATGTTAACGACCAAAAATACAATCAAAATGGCAAAGAAAAGAACGCAGGACGCAAGCGATGACTCACAAGAAGAACGCTTAGTAAAATCCGGTGATATGGTTGAATTTACCAGCAACGGCACCAACAAGTTTTTGGGTAAGGATGGCGAAGTGCACACAATCCATCGCTATCATGCGGAAACGCTTGTTAAAAAAGGCTATGGCGATATCACTGCTGACGTGCCTGTTAAGAAGCCAAACACCGGCGAGCCTATTGAAGGTTTGAAAATGTAAAACTCTTTAATTTGAAAGGAGAAAACTAAAGATGAAAAAGTTACTATTAATATGCTCATGCATGTGCTTTGCTCTAGGAGTATTTGCACAGGTTCAGCCTCAGTCG